CTTCTATTGCATTTAATTTAGAATGATCTGCGTCTGTAAAGACATTACTATCAGTTGCAGCTTCTACTGCTGTTCTGATTTCTGCATTTGTCTGATCTCCTGTAGCTCCTTCTTCTATACCTGCTAACTTATCAATAATCTCTTGTTGTGCAAATAATACCTGATCGCTATTTGTATCTAAATCAAACTCTGTTAAAACACTACCATCTTCAAAGTCTACTTTCTTTGCACTAATATCTGTATCTCTTTGAATTTTTATAGCAGCACCATTAGCAGGGGTGTTTCCACCTGTAAATGTAAGCGTTGCTCCGCTTATTGTGTAATGAGTATCAAGAGTTTTTAAGACACCAGCAACAGTAACATCTATCTCAGCAGTTGAAATATAACTAAACGATATTGAAAATGATGTAGTGCTTCCATTCCCTGTATGAGTAGTGGCTGAAGCTGCTGTATTGGTAGCCATAATTTAAAAGGGTACTTGTGGAATTGAATCTAGTGTACTTCCTCTTCTTAGTTTATCAGCTTCAGTTTGAACTGTCTTTACCTTCATTTGTTTTTTTGGATCAAGGTATTCAGTTTCAAGTATTGTTCTTGCCTTATCTTTGTATAAAGATGTAATTCTATTTAATTGTTTTACAACCTCATTCCTAGCATCTGTCTGTGCTTTTATAGCAACTTCTTCGTTTGTTACTGTTAAAAAATCTCCTCTCATAATTGATATATTTTTCTTTACATTTGGTTTATTTATAACTTCTAATAGTTTGTCATACAACCTCTTACCACCTATTGTTGTTGATGCTGTTAAATATACAAGTTGAGAATATTCATCTGTATTTAATTTATATGCACCTCCTAGTAAAGTTCTTGTCGGTGGTCTAAATACTGTATTCGTATCTGCAATAACACTCAACACAGGATCGTTTATAGTTTGTGTTTCTGTTGACCAGCCATCAAATAATATATTCCAGTTATGCTTACCAAAACCTACAGGAAATGTTCTAAATTGTCCTGTAATCCAATTTTGTTCTGGTCTAAGTTCAGCGTTGTAATAAGGTGTTGTTGCAGCTAACTCATTAAAATATCTTCTTAATGAAAATAAAGGTGATTCATCTCCATACGCTGTTTTATCAAGAAGTACATTACCATCTGAAAAACTTGAATATGTATTCATAGCTTTCTTTATATCTCTACCAAGAGAGGAATATGGATTTGTAATAGAAGCTAATCTTCTTGCTAAAAATCTTTGTAATCCATCAGGTCTATTAAACATATCTACCATTTCAGTTATGCCTTGTAAGTAAGACTTCTCTACTAAGTTTCTTGATAATGCTACTTTTGCTATATCTACAAGCTGTTGTCCTCTTTCGTCTTCTGGATTTAGGTAACCTCTTACTTGTGCCATATCAGCAGATAGTGATAAGAAGTTAGCCCAAGGATCAAGTCTTTTATAACTTACATATTTATATTTAAGTTTGCCATCTGCACCTCTTACATATTTTGTATCTTGGTCTATATTTATTACTTCATAAGCTTTTCCTGATCCAGCATATTTATTACTTTCTTGTTCACTTATTAAAAATCTAAAGCTATATGGTTGCCAACCTGTGTCCATTAACTGCTTGTTAATTTGAAAGTTAGGAGAACCCCCACCAGTTATAGTTACTTCTGCGTTTGGATTATTATTATTTACAGCTAACACACCAGCAGCCCCCCATAACACACCACCAAGTTTTGCCTTACCTCTAGCCCTAGCTGCTACTGCTAAATTATCACTTGTCATTTCTGCAATATGTTCTTGATACCATTTCATATTCTTTAAAGCGTTACCAGCTATAGGTATCTCACCCATTTCTTTTAGCAAAGGTGTCATCTGTGCAGTTTGTTTTATTATGTTTGCTGGTGTTCTTATAAAAGGTAAAACTTGTCTTAAGTATGGGTGTTGATTAATAAGATTTTGTACTCCTTTAGTAAGGCTTCCTTCTGCTAGTTGTTCTGTAAATGTTGACTGTGCTGAAAATTCTCTTGCTCTTCTATATAAATCTAAAGTCTTATTACTGTATTTACCTGTCTTGCTTTCATTCATCAGTAGATCAGTTATTTGTTTAAATCTTCTATCCATAAACTTTTGTAGCTGCACACCTGTTTTCCCTGCTCTTGTACCTTCTTCCCATATTTCTGCTTTAGCAAAAGCTCTAAAGTTTAATTGTTTAAAAAATTCATCTTCTGCCATAAGAAATCTACTTGGCAATCTATACATTGTTGCCAGACCTCTTATAAATGTTCTTGATCCTTCAAGGTTCATTCTTTCAAAATCAACAATTTGTGATCCTCTATCTAATATGTTTGTGTCATATTGAAAGGATTTTTTTGCTAGAGCTAAAGAATCGCTTATAGCTTGTAAAGCATAGATAGTTTCTTTAACAGCCCTACCTCTTGTAATTTCATCTTTTGCTCCAAGAGCTAGAGTTAAAGGTCTTGATAATGTGTTAAGACCAGTAGAAAGCATATTAACTTGGTGCGTTACTGGACTAGATAAAATTGAATTTATAAATATTTCATTTGTAATTTGAAAAAATCCTTGTTTAAAACCATTCTTTACTAGCTTTTGATAAGCTTTTGGATTTGCAGCAGCTATATTTATTTTTCTAATTATTGGTCTAAGAGTTTTAAAATCTCCATCTTCTGCCATTTTTATTAGGTCATCTACTTTGTATTTAGTTAATGGAGAAATAAATTTATCTACTTCTTTAGTAACTTCTTTTGCTTCTACACTTACTTGTTTTACTTTATCTCCATACTTAAGATAAGCTTCTATACCTTTTCCTCTGTCACCCTTTGGTATTAATGGTTTTTCTTGTAAAGTTCGTAAACTTGTACCTAAGATACTATCAACAGGTCTTTTTAAATTAATTAATGAGTCATTAAATATTTGTTCTTGCTTATATTCTGTTAAAAGTTTCTTTGCTAAATCTTTATTACCTGTTGCAGCAGCTACATCTATAGCGTCTGTATATCTCATTATAGCTTGAGTGCTTTCAAACAATAATTGTTTTGTTGCTATCAAAGTAGCTGGTAGATTTTTTTCATATAAAACTTCTGTAATATCTGATAAGGCATTTACTGTATCAAAAGGTAATTGTGCTTCTGCAATTTTTGAAAGACCAGCTATTGTATTTTTTCTTGGTGGTAATTTACCAGTTCCCCTTGTTTTATTGACACCACCAGCTTTTGCTTCATCTATTATTTGCTTTGACCTTGCATTTAAAAAGTCAATAACATCTCCATGTGTTTTAAATTGACCAGCAAAAAATGTTCTTTTATATCCAAATGGATCAATAATATCTCCATCAGAATCTAAAGGTGTAATTGATTTTTGTTTTTTACCACCTACAATTTTTTCTAATTTTTTCTTTTTAACCTTTTGTTTCTTTTTTATTAATTCATTTTTTTTAAATTTCTTTAAAGTTTCAATAAACTCCATTTCGTCCATAGCTTTTTCATCAGCTATAACATCAGAGTTTGTAGCTTTTTGATAGTTCTCTAGTCTTTTTAAAAGTATTGCTTTTCTTTTTGGATTGCTTTTTATTTCTTTAAAAGAATCAATTATAAAAGCAGTTACATCATCTAACTTTTGTCCAAACAAACCAGTTAACTCTTTACCTGTAGTAGATAGTTTTTCTCCTATACCTGTATTTTTTACTATTTTTTTTGCAGCATCTATACCCTCTCCCCCTGCTTGAATAGTTCCAGTTGCAATCCTGTCAAACATGAAAGCGTGTATGTTATTTTTTATTCTTAGTAAATATTTATCTTGGGCTGAAACTCTGTTATCTTCTGGTTTGTCTGGTGTTGCCATGAAATCAGAAACACCTTTAGTTGCATCTACAAATTTTTCTACACCTACACCTGTCTTTAATTTAAATGCTGTATCAACTGGTGTAGATTTTAAATACTCAACCATATTGTTGACCATATCACTACTCAAACCTTCTGATATAAAGTTAAAAGCATTATCTTCGTATGGATCTGTTAGAGCAAAATCAATAACACCAGCAGCAGCAAGACCTTGAAATCTTTTAAGACCTAAAACTTTTAGCCTGTTACGCAACATAGCTGTTGGTACAACATATTGAGTTATAGCTTTAGGAATAAAATATAATGGTTTTTCTTGATCTCCTTCAATCTCAGTACCTAGTTCTTTTAAATCAATTAAATCAAAATTACCTTTTAAATCTTTACCTAATACTGTTCTAATAGTATCTTCTCCTAGTTCAAACAGTTCGTTAAAAGATTGCAGCCTACCATTAATAAGACCTCTTAATATAGTAGAAGCAGGGGATTTCATTATTGTCTTTTCTTGTTCTGCCCTAAATGCTTTTTGATTTACTTTTGCTTTCTCTTCTCGCTGTAAGTAAGCATCTCTTTGTTCTGTAAGAAAATTTCTTAGTTTAGATCCATCAGGTGTTTGGTCTATTAAGTTATTAAATAGCTGTTCATTATTTACTACAGGTTTTTTTAATTCTTTTACTAAATTAAATTCTTCTTTTTCTGGTGCTTTTGTATTGACTTCTTTTACTTCTGTTGGCTCTGCTTCAACTACATTTAACTCAGGGGTAGCTTCTTCAATAACCTCTGTATTAGTGTTTTCTAATAATTTATTTACTGGCTTTGGCTGTAAGTTTGAATCCATTTATATTATCTCCCTGTCAGGTTGTACTTTCCATAAGGTATCAAAAACTTCTTTTAATGTCTCTTTACTTTCTTTAATTGGTTTAGGACTTAATAAATCTTCACGAGTAAATCCTGTCACTCCTTCGTATTGATCTTTTCTAAGTATCTCTGTAATAATATCTTTTTCATATCTTCCATTAGGAAACTCATTTATGCCAAGTCTAGCTCTTGCTACTCTCATAAGTACTGATTGCATTACTCCTATTCTATCTTCTTCACTATTCGGTATAGCTTCTGTCACCACCATTTGAGCTATTGCATATTTATCTTCTCTATTTCTTTGAGTGTCATTATTAACTAAATCTGAATATATACGTTTAGCTTCTTCAATAACTTTTGGTGAAGATTTATCAGCATAAGTATGACTAAAACCACCTTTTTCTAAAGTTCTTATAAAGTTTGGATCTTTAGCTAAAGCTGATTCTCTACCTCCACTACCAAAAGAAACAGCACCATTAAAAGCATCAAACTTATCTGTCATAGTTTTTATGCCAGACATTAAGACACCACCACCTCTAGTCATATCTTCGTTACCACCTTGTACTGAATAATCTACTCCTTGATATTGATTAGGATTAATTATTTCATCAACTCTAGCTGGTGTATCTTCATTCGTTGATTTGTTTAATTGATTATTTGGTCTTGATTTTTTATCATCAAAAGCACTACCTCTTTGTGGTTGACCTGTATTAGTTGGTGAGACTAGCTTGCCATATTTCTCTCTGGCTTGATCTAATAATGTTTGTTGATCTTCAGTAAGTTGAAAATGCTTTGGTATCATTCCAACTTTTGCATAGTTATCTAATATATCTCCTACAGTTACATCTTCATATTCTTGATATTGTTCTACGACTTCTTCAATAGATGGTAATTGTCCATCACTACCCATTTCTAACCTGTCTGCAACTCTTTCAAATAAAAATAACTGACCTTTAGTTTTTTTACTATCAAGTTGTTCTATATCTATACCTTCAACACTAAGAATATAAGCTCTTGATTTTTCTATTTGTTTTTCTGCAATAGCATCAGCTTCATCAATTAACTCTTGTTTTGAAGCAGTTGGATTTGCTTTGTACCATTCTTTTAATTGTTTTTTACCATCTATACGAAAGTCATCTCTAGCTCTACCATCTGCTGCATCTTTAAATTCTTTACCATCAAACTGTACAAATTGATCGTTAATAGCATCTTCAATAATTGTTACACCTTGACCAAGAGTTGTAAGTTCTCCATCAAAATTATCGTCTATAAATTTAATTAAGTCTTTAAATTGTGTTCGTTGTTTTGGTAGTTGCAATGAACTGTTATACCAACTTCTAGCTGCACGAGTAGCTTCTTTTTTTGTATTAAATTGATTAAATAAAACCTTATCTTCTATATCATCATACTCATCATATTTTTCTGGTCTTAATACAATAACTTGATTATTTAAAAATTCTTTTGCTTTTTCAGTTGGATAAAGATTGTAGTATTCAACAACATCTTCATCTGTTGAGTCTGGGTTACGAAGCAAAGCAAGACCATCTTCTTCCATTTGCCTTTCTTCTATCTTTTCATTTTTCTCTTCTATCTCTTCTTGTAATGTCAACAACATTTCTTCAAATTTATTAGCTTTCTTTGTAAATGCAGGGTGACTTGTAAGAGAAGATGTACCTCTATCATTTGTAGGAAAGTAATCAGCCATGTTATTTAACAAAGACCTAGCACCATCTATATCTCCACTTAGTGCTATAGAAGTAGCAGCATCTATAAGAGTATCTACTTGTTGTTCTAATATTTTGTTATAGTTTTCTCCTTTAAATAATCTTCTTATTTCTGTATTTTGTTTTAATATTTTTGCTTTTAAATTAGCTTCATTTTGTTGTATGACTTCTTCTGTTGCTCCTTGTGGTCTAAGTAAATAGTAGTCAGCTATATTACTTTTCATATTTTCACTATTTATAGTCTTATAGTTTTCAAATAATTGCTTGGGATATTCTGTATTAGATAAAGTATGAATAGTATCATGTCCTTTATCTAGTTGTGGTACAAAATATTTATTAAAATAGTATGGTTTAACATCTAGCTTTTCTATATAAGTACTTCTTTTACCAGCAAGCCAATTTTGAAAAGTAGGATCAGTAAATGGAAATGATGAGATTGGTCTTGTTTCGCCTGATGTTTGATCTACACCAGTATCAGTAACAAAACTTGTCTGTAATTGTTGTGCATAAGTTTCTCCTAATAATGTAGCTTTTGTTTTAGAGAAGTTATGTTTAAACCAAGGAGTTCTACCAGCTAATATCTGTGCTTCTGTTGGGTTGATTGTCTTACTAACATTATCTAATCTTTTACCCCATTCTTCTTCTGTATTATCAAGTTCTGCTTCTTCTGGAAACTGTTGATCTACTGCTTCATTATATAGATTTACATAATTAGCACTTGTAGGGTCGTATATTTCTTTTGCTGCCTGTTCTGCTTCAGCACCTACAATACCTCTTTGTTTATCAATCTCACTTTCCAACATCTTTCTAAGACTAGGATTGATGATAGATAAAGCACTAGCAAGCTGACCAAAACCATCTTGTGTATTGACAGCAGCAACCCTACTTTGCCTTACAAAGGTATCTACTGGTCTTGCCTGTGGTTGAAAACTAGAGGTCATCTTCTGTTAAATGAGATGTAACTATTTAGTCCTAATGTAGCAGCTTCAGCCACAGTATCTAATAATGTTGGTGCTTTCTGTGCTTCCATATAAGCTTGGTTTTGGAAGTCGATAGCTTCATTTCTTCTGCTTTCTCTCTGTGCTACAAGACCATCTAAGTCTCTTTCATATTGTCTGTCTGCTGATTCCATTGTTTGATTAATTGTTTCTCTTAAAGTAGCTGCCTGTCTAGCTGCATCTCTATCTAACAAACCAGCTAAGTTACCTGATATACCTTCTGTTGCTGCAATAGCTCCCTGTGCTTCTATTTGTTTGATTGAAGCTGCAAGTCTTTTCTGTGATTGTGCTGCCCTATCTTCTTCTAACCTTGAACTAATTGCTTCTTGTTGTGCTGAAAAGGCAGCGTCAGCAGATAACGCACTACGTCTTGCAGATTCGTAGGCATAACTAGCTTGCTGGTTTGCTACTCTTTGTTGTTGAATTGTTGAGACTACACCGATACCAAGACTACCAAGAAATAATCCACCAGCTAATTTACTTGTAAGTCCAAGAGCAGGGATAGCAGCACACATTACTTGATCCTCATAAATTCAAAAAATGGTTTTTTATGTTCTCCATATTCCTGATGATATGTAGTAAATTGAAACCCTAAAGATTTTAACCACTTAATAGCAGACTCATTCTCTGCATATACTACATTGTATAGGATTTTGTAAGATTTCAACAGGTTGTCAACCCATTTTCTCCCTTCTCTTATTAATTGTATTTTATATTTTCTATTACTGAACAGTTCATCTGTAGATATTAACCATATACAACCAGAAGAAATGACCCCACATATTGCCATAGGTTGATCTTCGTCACCTGCTACAGTCATTACTGTTTTGCTATGTAGAAAAGATAAACGTAAAGCTTCTTCTGGGTCTTCATTTGTTTGGTATAAGATTTCTAATCTATCTATATTTCTAATATGAGAACAAACGTAATTTAAGTCTGAGATTTTTGATTTTCTTAAATACCCCATACTTACATACGTCTACTTCTGATATGAAATACAGCTTCATATTCTGCACTTGATAATTGTGTAGGTAAGTATGAGTTATTCTTTATGTCTATATCTACCCTGTCTGCCCTACTAAATATCGGCACTCTAAATGTACCTGTCTCTAGATTAATCTGACCTATAGAACTAGAAGCTGCACCAAGCAAACGACCAGTAAATTTATGGGTACTTGTATCTCTATTCTCAGGTGTTACTTCTACTTTAAAAAATCCTGTATCTTCAAACTTAATATAGAAGTAGTGCATCTGTAATCTACCGCTTAGTATCTCTGCACTATTCTGCCCTGCTGCTTCTGTTATACGCTGCTTACTAAATCTGTAATGAAACTCAAATGGTTCTCCTATAATAAACTTTGCATTTCTATAGTCTCCATCAGCTTCTATCGTTGCTGTTGAACCATTAGTAAGGTTGGTTGTTTTTATAACAGCACCAGACTTAAGAGTTCTTGTATTACCAAACAAGTCAACAAACGTACTGGTTTCTCCTGATGCTAAATATCTACCTACAACACTCATAGATCCTCTAAGTCTATAAGGAACTGTAAACGTAGACTTCTTAGTTGTTGAGTTAAATGCTACTGATACACCTGTAGTTGCTTCTGTTACTTTATGGTCTAGATAAAATTCAAAGTCTGCGTTAGTTTCTGTAAAGTCATTTTCAAAAGGTATCTTTTCTAGTGATGTACCATTAGCTTCTTCTATCACACAGAACAAATCAGTACCAACAAAATCAATATTTCTAATAGTGCGATTAGAATTTATTGTAAAAGTAAACCAAGAGTTTAATACTTTCTGACCTTGACTACCATATAGCCAGCGATTTACATATAACTTATTTGGATTATCAGTACCGAGCAAGACTAAAACATCTTGGTTGTTTGATACAGCAAGTTTAAATATCCCACTTGGTATTAGTTTTGGTACATGAATCGTAGTATTACTTGCATCTTTTACTGTGACATCTGACTGTGTTATATATTCTCTGATACCAGCAAACGTACCTTTCTTAGTTAAGAAGTAAATACTAGAACCAGAACCTACAGGACTTGCAGCATCACTACTTTCAAATTCTGTTGCCACTAGCACGTTAGCTGTTTTTGGTGTCAGGTTATCTGCTGAACTACTAAGTACAAACTGTGTTTGATCTGAGAATAAGATCAACTGTTCTCCCATAGTTACTGCATTTTTAAGGATCGCAACTTTGGTATGTGATGCAGCTACGTCTATTGGATCTGAGTCAATAACAGATAAGACTGTTTCTGGAAAGAAGTTAAAGAACTCACTAACTCTTGATAGTACTACGTTGTCATCAGCTAGAAAGCCTAGTCTGTTTCTAAAAAAGAATACGTTATTTATCTTGGCATTTATAAAAGATGGATCAGGTGCAGATACCAGATCACCTACAGTACGTTCTCCCCACTTCGGTAGCGTATAAGTTACTCCTGATAACGTATAAGTATCTCCATCTACTCTTGCAAATCTAAAGTTACCATCAGCCTGTCTTATTAAAACATGGGGCATGGTGTCGTAATTAAATTTAAAAGGTATGCCAGCTTCTACAGTCTCTTCCCATTGCCCTTCTTCTAAAGCATTACCATTATTAGTAACAAACTTGACGTAATAATTATCAAAATTTGTTTGCTCATCTCCTTTGATTTCTACTACATAACCATTAGGAGAAACAGTAGGCAGGTCTGTAAATCTCTGTACTGAATCTTTTACTACTGTGATCTGTGTATTACCTTGTGTGTCTGATCCATCAATAGAAAAGTTGCTGCCATCATTCTTTTTTATATGAATCACACTACCGCTTTGTGCAAGAGTAAAACCTGTAAGACCAGAATTAAGACCATTCTTTAAATCAGTTGCTACTTGTTCTGTACTAAGAGTGGAGTCGCTTGATGTGTCATCTGTAACTGTCACACCATCTACTGTGACTGAATATGTAGTCTTATCTGAAACTTGATTTATAAAAACTATAGCTTGGGTAATATTGCCAGCACTCAAAGTAGAATCCATTGTTGCTGTAACGCTTGTGTTTACAACAAAAGTAAAGTCAGCAATAGTAACAGTCTTAATAACACTTCTGGGATCACTTGTACTTAAATAACCAACTCCATCAGGTTTGTTTACAGTCTTTTCTGTACCATCTAACTCATAGACTTTGACATTACCATTGCTAAATACTGCAATATATCTTTCGCTTGCATCTCTATTGATAGTTTGAACATGAACATTACCTAATGCAGAGTTACTTATATTAGTTACATACTGCAAGCCTGATCTTTTTATAAGACCAATGACAGGGTTACTATCAGCATTGTCCTGTATATCAGCATGGTCTGATTGTTTAGATGAGTCTGAAGACTGAGATATACCTCTTAGTAAAGTAGGTATGGATCTAGAAATGACAGGCATAACTATCTATTAAGAACATCAATAGGACTAAATGTATTTATTGCATCTGATATAGCTGGATCTCCGATAAGCATATTATGATCTCCGTTACTTAGATCTGTTTCCATAAGTATAGCTCTAGCTCTTATTTCATCTTCTTGCGTATAAGTTCTTAATGAATTATCACTAACCAATCTATCAACAAATATTCTTGCAGCTTTTACATTGATATATCTTCTAGCTTGTTCTGGTATCTCATCAAAATTTCTAAAATAAATCACAGTACATTTTAAATCTTCATCAAAAACATATGTATTCTTTTTTCTATCGTAAAGCTTGAGTCCTCTTTGTATAGGATCTATTGATGGGTGGTCAAAAGTATTAGCATCAACTCTTAAGACATCAGTACCTATAGAAATATTATTAGAACCATCTCTTGTAAGAGTTACATTGAGTTCTGTATTAAAACTCCAACCTTCTGACTGCACTTCTTTGTTTACTTCAGTCAATGTATTCTGTGCTTTTCTGACATCAACAGGTAGCGTACCAGTTAAATTGTTTACTGGTGCTTCTCCTATTGCATCAAGCATTATGTTGATACATTCAAGTTCGGTGGTTGCAGCTACAGCCATGATCTAGTACTTTTTTGTGGGTATCTTCAATGCAGATTTATTAGATTTCATTTTACCAGACTTTTTTTTCTTGTCTGTTTTCTTTTTTTTGCCAGAATGATACATAAAAAAAAAGGGTATCTATTAATAAGATACCCTATAAATGTTAATTAGGAAGCAGATAACTTAATTGTTGCTGCACACTCTGGCCTTAGGATTCCATGACCGAGCAAGTACTTCGCAACCATCAATGTACCTTGGTACATTAAGTTGTAATCTGAGCCTGAGAGTTCAGTAGTCATATCCATTAGCTTAACTGTACCAACAGAAGACTTATGGAAGACTAAACCAATAGTTTTACTATCATCACCTGAGTAAGTGTTGTTAGCTCCACTTGGGTTAGATCCTACGTTTGACTGTGGAACGCTGTTTGACATCATGATTGGTATGCCAGCTACTTGCTGTACTTTACCTGATGCAAACGAACCATTACCTTGTGGGTTAAAGTCAACGTCTACAGTTCTAGTAGCAGACTCAGCAAGTTTGTAGTACTCAGCAGGTGGTAATACACAGAAACGATCTGTTGGAGGTATATCCCTCTCGTCAAATGTTTGTGCAATATCATAAATAGCTGCTGCTATCTCATCACCTGTGACGTTTGCTGACGCAGTATTACCATTAGCAAGTGTCAATACAAGACCACCATTACCACCACTAAGAGTAGTAGATGCTCTTGAAGCATTTGCGATTTGCTTGGCTACGTTTAAATCGTATTGCTTGGCGAGTGCCTTACCAAGTTCATCAGCATAAGTTGACCTTACGTCATAATGATTCTTAAGCTCATCAATTTGAGCTACAAATGCTTGTGCTACTAAAAGATCATCAATAAGAATTAACTTCTCATTAGCTTTGATTTGGTTAGCACCAACTAGAGGTGTGCCAACTGTGTGATAGGCTGCGGTGGCTGCACCTAAAACTGGGAAGCTTGCACTCTTGCCTGATGTAATAGTACGAACTGAATGAAGTTGCTCGTTGAAAATATTATTTCTAGTAAATGCTGTAAGCACTTCACCAGAAAAGACTTTCAAAAATAATTCATCAAAGTTAGTACCACTATTATTGACAAGACCAAGCCTAGAAACTGTGGCGTTAGCCATTCTAAACTCCTTGAATAAAGATAAATAATAGGGTTACTTCTTTTCGTAATCGTTTTTCAAAGTGTTATCTGACGTATCAGGCACTTAGTTTTTTGATTTGTTATTAGAAGTATCAGCAATTCCACTTGCGTAGTGCAAGAGCCTTGCGTGTTGGTCTGCCCTTATCGTCTTTCATAGCCCCCTTCACTTTTGACATTCTTGCACAAAAGGATTTTTTACGAGCCTTTTGTCTAGGTGAAAGTCCACTCTTTTGAGTGACAGGTCGTTGCAACTTTGAACCTGTAGCTGCATTAATTCTTCTCCTCCCACTTTCAGACAGTCCTCCTGTAGGATTCTTGTCAGACTTTCTAAGAGATAAAGATTTTCTGCGTGGAGACATGAACTACGAGTAAGAGTAGTTAAATAAAATATAACACTTATGCAGTTGCTTGTCGTCTTTTGTGATTGTAATTTATTCTCTTACTGCTTACCTTTGTTTTCTTAAACTTAAGTGTTTCTCTGTTTGACATTTCTTTTGTAGTCTTTGGAGTTTCTTTACTAACTCTCTTTGATGGTCTGCAAGCAGGGTAGCCAGCACGTTTCTCTCCCTTCTGACGACCACAGGGTTTACCTGTTTTAACGTCTACCCACTTCTCTTTAAACCATCTTGTAAGACTCATTTGCCTACGTCTTTCTGTGCTTTATTATGAGCAGCTTTAAATGATGTACCTTCACGCATCAGCTTCTTCATCATGTCCATGTGTTTTTTAGAATGATGCTCTGAATGTTTCTTCAGAGTTCTCATTTGACTAAGACTAAGCTTTGCCATTTTTCTTTTTGTCTTTTAGTTTACGAACTAATAAAAAATCTGCTTTGGTAAGTTTACCATCACCAGTTTTATCAAGATTCTTTTTTTGTTTGTCTGATAGTTTTTTCATAATTAAGTTTTACGATAACCTCCACCACGTTTCTTATAAGTTCTTACAAGCCACGCATTAGCATAAGCAGAGGGATAGACTTTAAACTTCTTCTTTGCTTCTGATTTTACCCTTGAATAAAGTGAAGGGTTTGTAGGTGTGTTAGCCATTAGACAACATCAGAACTACCGATTCTTGCATATACGCTTTGTGTGTATGCTGCATCTTTACCATAGCGAGGATCACTCATTGCAGCAGTAATTTCGGCTGCTGTTTGGAATGGGTTGTTGTCACTACGAGGAGTACGACCATTGATTAAGTCTGGCTCATAGCCTTGTGATTCATTCATTTGTGCTTTAAGTCCTTGAACTGCGATTTTTATTACAGGTACATTAGCTGTTTCAAGTAGTTGATTGAAAGAATCTAATGTCTCCTGTGGAAGATTGTTTGTACTCCATTCTACTAATTGTTCATAAGCCTTGTCTCCACCTACAGATTGTTTGATTTCATTTGACTGTGCTGTAGTCACATCTTCTGGTGATCCACCTGTACCTCTCAAGCCATCAAGGTATGTATCTATAACTTGTTTTGAAAAGCCAGCTTCACCTAGCTTGCTGTAATCATCTTCATTTATATTTCCTGTATCTGAGAATCGTTGTGTTATATCTTCTACATCAATACCAACTTCTTCTAGTACAGAAGCAAGACCATCACCATAAAATTCTTCAGCATCAAATGATGGCTGTTCTTCTTGGTTCTCATCTGTCTCTTCAGTACCTTCTGCCTTTTCTTCTGTTTGTTCTATAGCTCCAAGCTTACCTTCAAGTTCTTTGTAGCTGTTAGCCATATCTTCAACAGTCTTAAACTTACCAGCAATAAGACCATTGTCATCTTTCAAACTTTCCAAGTCTTGTGCAGACATTGGTGGGGTTTCGTTAGCCTGTACCTGTGATGATGTCATAGTGGTTTTATCCTAACTATAGTGAATTGTACTACCATGTCTAGTAGTAACATCACCTGACTTTTCTGGTACAGGGTTTTTTTCATACTCTCCTACCCTACTAACGACAGCTTTAGCAGAGACAAACTTTCCGTCTTCGTCTCTTTTTCTACTCTTGGATTGGGGCTTCTTGGTTGGCATTGGTGTCCTCCGTAATTTGTTTTGCCTTTGCATTGTTTTGTGGGTCAAGCAAAGGTGAACTCAAAGCAGCACTACCGAGTGATCGAACAAGCTCTTGTTGTTGTAACTGCTGCTGTTCTTCGGCAATCTGTTGTGGTGATTTTATCAGATTTGTACTGTCAATGCCAATAGAGGTAGCAAGCATCTTGACTGCTTCATCTAAATTTACGAACTGTCTCATAATATCTCCACCTAAAGCTTGAGATACAGTCGTAATAAATTCAATAAGTTTATCTCTATCATGTCCTCTACCTAACCCTTGAAGTCCTGTGATGATATGGAGTTTCACTATATTGTCTGGCAGCTTGGGTGCTTTGCCTGACTTAACTAACAAGTGCATACGTCTTCTTAGATATACAAGTTGAAATTCTTGAGTCAGGATAGAGTAGATTCCACCAAGACTATTCTCTAATTCATTAGTCAGTATCTTTAGCTCTGTACTTGTAACTCTTTCAGCGTCACGTTGTACTGCCTTTGCCATAAGGAAAGCATACTCAAGTCTTGATTCAATTCTTTGTACTGCTGTAAAAGATGTTTGTAGGTCTGCCCCTTTATTAACTTGCAATACAGAAACATCTGTAGCCAAGCCTTCTCTAATAGCTCCGTTAGGTGCTTTGCTTAGAGTCGAAGCACGAGTTACCCCATTAGGATTTACCAGAAACAATGTGCGTGCTGACGCTGCTGCTGCTTCAATTATTGCTTTCATCAAAGCTTCAAGAGAAATCAAGTCGCCCCTATATTCTTCAACATATCCCCTTCCGTAACTTTCTCCTGATTGTCGAATAAACCTGAGAGGAATAAAAGGAGTGACATCTACTTTAGACATACCATCTGTGCTTGGTATCTTTTCGTTCTTACATTCTTGATGCCACATGAAAGAATCATTGACTCTCTTAACGTGTGTGTATATATCCAACTCTTCTTCCATCTCTTCGCTGTATTGTTCTTTCTGCTTTATCAGTTCTAAAAAATCTGCTGGTAATGCTTGAGCATTTATAGTTTCTTTAATAATAATTTCTAGAGTATTACCATTAGGATCTCTGCGTATCACATACTTCTCTAATGGATATACTTGTAGTCCTTTATCTGTCAGGTATAGAAGAACATTACCACCTACGATTAAATGCTTGAGTGCTTCAAACATTCCTACCCTATCGTTTGATACTTCTATCTCAGACATCAAAGCATTTTCTATCACCCTCAAAGCTTTATCCATCTCAGACTTTTGTTCACTAGCACCTTCTTGCATCAAGGCAAGACTATCAATAGTCAGCTTAAAGAAAGGAGTAGATGGTGGCAACAAAGCAAGCAGCAACTTAGCTGCTAACGAGTTGACACCTCTAGCACCTACACCTTGGAATGGTGTTTTAGTTTTACTTCTTGTACCCCTTGCATTTTCTGGTATCAGATTAGGCAAGGTAAGCTTTGAAGAATCTCTAGCTTCTCTCAAAAAGATAGATCTTTCTTGCTCGTAAAGAGCATACAAAGATGCTGCTGTCTTTTGTAATGAAGTGTAAGCCATGTTATACAGGGTAGTTTAGATCGCTAGTACTTAACAAAGGTATTCGCAAAGAGCTAGTGCCAAGCCTTCTAGCAGACGTAGCCCTTGTTGATCTTCTAGCAGCAGCAGTCAAACCAGTAGCACGTTGTTGTCCTCTAACAGTAGCAGCAGTACCAACTGGTCTAGCCCTAGTTGGTGTTGATACTCTGTTACCTCCTGTAACTACTCTCCCTGCTGTTGGCTCTGGTGGTGGGGGAATAGGTCTTGGTGCTGGGGGTGGCGGTGGTGGCGGTGGTGATCCTCTGCACATAGTTACTTACCTTTTAGTTGGTATAGTGTTCATTATATAGCTTCCATAGTTATGTCAATCATATCATAATCAACAGTATAGTAACCATCTCGAACCCCAATAGCTTCGGGTAGTTTAGTTATAACATCTTGAGCCATAGCACCACGATAACGAGTATCATCATTCTTGTAATTAAACTCGTATATTTTATATCCCATCTTAGATATACCTGTTTGAACTATATTTTCTTTTAGTCTTATATCACTAGCTCCACCATAAGAACCTTTAGGTCTAGTATTTTTTGCTGCTTTTCTACGTAGTGCTGCCTTCTGTGCCTTCTTTCTATTGGCAGCTAAGTTAGCTTTTTGTTGTGCAGTTTTGTTACCTCCCCCACCTCTTCTTAATAATTCTTCTGTTCTCTGTAGGTTTGGATCTACATAAGTTCCTTCTTTCTTCTGTCTCTTGATCTTTAATTCTTCTGTAACTTTCTTTGTATCTTTAGGATTCTCTACACCTGTCTGACTACCTGTTACTACAGGTGGTGCATCTTGAAACGCAGCAGTCTCACGTTGCGGTGTTGCATAAGATGGACTTCCTCCTATACACATAACATCAATCCAAAACCTTTTGATTTAACATACTCTCTTCTTGTCTTTTTTGTTGTTCAATAAGATAGTCAACTACAAATCGTTGCCCTGCTTTATACCATATCTCTCTATCAGATAATGACAAGTCAGGGTGACGTTGTGGAAATGCAGCATCAAGACCAGCGATCAGTTCATTTGTGATTGGTGGTAATAATGGATTCGCCATAATTCTATGCTATCATCAAATCAATGGGAGTGGTTACCCATTGGTAAAGCGTAGAGAACCCCTGAGACAAGTGACTCGTCTTGGGGGTTTTCTTCATGGCTTCCAAAGTTTCACCTCACCTGTATTATAATCGTAATCTCCTTCTCGTAATATTCTTGTGAGTCTTGCATTAAGAATTGCATCAGCAATACTGTAACCTTTCTTTGTATAAGTTTCTAATACCTTTGTCCATAGTGCATCAAGAGTATCAGGTGTATTAGTTAAAGTCTTACTTGCTGTAACCATACCCATACCTTTAATACCAATAATCCCATCACCTGCATCACCAGCTAGTGACATCTCTAACCAATGTCTATTAGCTTTCTTCTCTGTGATATGTTCAATCTCATCTTCAGCAATCAGCTTGCAAGGTACAGTCCTCATATCTTTATCAACTGATACTATGATTGGATCTTTATATTTACCATTGGTTGCAAGCAAAGCCATGACATCATCTCCTTCAAGGTTTTCATAACTGACTGATTCATAGTTTTGTTTGACTTGTTTGATTACAGTCTTAAGTGCTAAAGGTTTTCTTTTACCTATCCTGTTGATCTTGTACTCAGGGAATATGTCATGTCTAAATGTAGGGTAAGAAGTAAAGCACATAACTATGTCATGCTTTCCTTCAGCAATAGTTTTATAAACATCAAGTCTGGTATCAATGAGATTTAATATATCTCTTTCATCAGAGTGAAGTGTATGCTCCCACTCTGTCCATCTGATGTCTTGTTCACAAGCACAGCAAGAAGAGTAGACAAGCCAATCAGCATCAATTAATAAAGTCATAGATCTCCAAAAGAATTTTCATATACAATTAATCGACCTGTCTTCTGGTCGTATAATAATTTATCTACTTCACCTGTCATCCCTGTATGCCTAGACTTGAGAACCTTTAGCTGTAGTCTTTGCCTTTCACTCTCATCTCCTACTTGATTTCTTGATGCACCAAGTACTACATCTGATAGCTGTACTAAAGAGTGAGAACCTCTAAGATCAGATACAGAAATGTCTCTACCTTCTTCATGCCCCTGCCCTTGTGGTCTGCGTAGATGACTGACTACTATCAAAGCTATGTTGGTAGATTCACATAGACTTCTAAGCTTAGTCATGGTTACGTCAATAGCACGTCTTTCATTATCTAGCTCAAGACCTGACATGACTATAGATATATGATCTAGTATGACTACCTGTACTCCATCAACTGTTGCCAAGTATCTAATCTGTTCAAGCAATATATCAGGATCAAGACTACCGAAATGGTTGTATAAAAAAAGACTGCGACTTGATGTAAGGTTATCAAACGCAGTCTTCAGACTAATTTTATCTATGCCATCTTCATTTAAATGCAAAGGTACATTCAAGTCAATACCTACCAGACCTTGAAGAGTTCTTTGTACTGTTTCTTCAAGTCCTATATAACCTACCTTCAAACCTCTAGTTAAGAAGTGATGGCAGAACTCTCTGCAAATTGTAGACTTACCTGCCCCACTACCACTAGCTACTGTAAAGAGTTGACTAGGAAATAAACCTTTTGTATATTCATTTAGTTTTGGAAAGGGAAAGTCTGTAACAGCTTTACTTGTTTCTTTGGTAAACAAATCCCAAGCGTCTGCTGCATTAATTAAAGAGTCAGGTCTTACAGGTCTAGCCTTCCATAATCTATCTCTTACTAAGTCTCCTTCTCCAAGTGAAAGGTGATCGTTGACATCATTACGATCTAGTTTTGCTATTGCAACTTTACCTTTGGGTAAGACTTCTAAGCATTTCTCTGCTGCCTTTGTGCCAGCGTCATCATTATCAAAGCATAAGACTATACGACAATAAGTATCTAACCATTTGTAGTTAGCTGCCAAGTACTTAGCTGCTGACTGTACTCCTGATGGTATTGATACACAGGGAAACTTGTTACCTTGTATTTGAGATCCACTCATGCAATCAATCTCACCTTCAAAGCAACTAACAAATACAGATCCATTGCTGCCATGTTGTCGCCATAGATGCTGACCCCATAGCTGTACGTTAGACATCTCACCTATCCAGATAAACTTCTTATCTTGGAAGCGTATATGTTGTGCTACATCTCTACCTTTCTGGTCTTTGTATGTAGCAACTTGAACAGGTTGTCCTCTGTATTCTGCCTGTCCATATCCAAATAGTTCGCAAGTCTCCTTGGTGATTCCACGTTTAGCTAAAGCTATAGGTGTAACCTTCAATAGTTTTGGATTTGTTTTCTTTAATGGAATGATGTTACTCACTTTCTTTTCTTTGGTTTTGTTTGGGTAGTAGGTGTATTCGCAATCCATAGTGAAGCA